CGCCATTCCAGCAGAAATCCAAAAGTTTACACCAACAATAGCACCAGCACCAATGACTGACAAGGCTGTGGCAATAAATACAGCCAACATTCTTTTAATTATATCAATTATCATTCTTTTTCCTCCTTATCGCCATTTTCTCTTAAACCCATTGAAAGAAGCCAAATCAGTAACGACCATACAATTGCATAGCCAACAACAGTTTTAGCACTTCCTTCAAGAACTACCCAAGCAATAAACATACCCAAAAGAGTAAATGTTTGATTTAGGAGTTCACGAAATTTATCTACTATCCATTTCATTTCTTAATCACCCTCCCTACCACGCTAGTTGTTGATAAAACTTGTGCAGCAATAACTGATGCAATAACAACTTTTTGAGATTCTTTTCTAACTTTTGGTGTCATATCTGCACCAATATTTGCAATAGCAGTCAAGGCTTTTCCTGGATCTGTAAATATTGCAGATACCACTGCCGATGGGCTATTAAAAATTTGAATTGCGTCAGCAACTTTTGCAGTAAGAACTACACCATTTGGCAAACTAACTGGAGTTTCTGGAGGTAAGTCTGCATATGTTAAACCTAGTGCGTCAAGGTTTTCTGTTGTTACTGCTTCTCCTGGAGCTAAATTATCTAATATTGACTGAACTTTTATATCTGTGGTATCATTTATAGATGGAATATTTTCAGGAGTTGCGGTATTGGAAGGCAATGGAGAGTCTGGCGGGGTCGGAGATTCCGATGGAGTTGGGCTTGCTTCTGGAGACGAAACAGATGGCTGAGGAATTAAAGTTGGAGTTACAACTGGTTCTGGAGTCTTTGAAAAGATTGGGGTAGGTTCAGGTGTTAAAGAAACTTCTGAAGGCGATGGGGATGGCAGTATTGTTGGTGTCCATGACGGCGTTGGTACAGGTGTTGGCGTTTGGGTTATTGTGGGTTCTGGTGAGCTGGTTTGTGTCGGGCTGGGGCTAGGACTTGGCTCTATAAGGTCTGCAATAAATACGTCAACAGGATCTGATTCTGTAGAGTAGATACCTTGAGTATCATTGTCGGACCTAACAGTAAATTCATAATTTTTATTTGATCCATCTGTAAGCCTAATAACACTTAATGGTATGGATATTGAATTAATAATTGAAGCCATACCCCAACCATTATCTGAGTCAGTAGACCAAAATATAGCATATCTTTCAACCTCTACACCACTATCTTCTGGTATATCCCAAGTTAAAGTTAAATAATCATTTTGAATGTAATAAGATAAGTTAGTTGGTTCATTTAAATAAGGTGTAACTTCTAGGTACGAATAGTGTACATAAACAGCTAACCACTTATAAGTTCCACCACAAGGATCTCCAAAGATACTATTTGAGGCAGGTATCTCAACATAGTTTTTACCTAAAACATATTCTTCAACAATAGATTGTGATTCTTTTGAATGGCACCAGCCCTCTTGTAATTGATCTGGTGTTCCATAACTAGCAAACTCTACATAATCAAATACCGCACCCTGTGGAGCTTCTAAAATTAATGTAGAGTTTTCTGAAACGCTGGCAAAAACCATTTGATTGTTATCGGCGAATGCAGGAGTTGCAACAAACAAAAAGGTTACTACCAAAATGGGTAGTAAACCAATTAAATTAAGAAATTTCTTCTTTTTCATCCTTTTGCCCTTAGTCAGAAGTATCTGACAGAACAATTATATCACAAATTGATTATTGATTACTGTAGCCGTAACCAGAACTGTTGCCATAACCTGTAGATTTTTTACCATCATGATTTGGCGGTGAGTTGTAAGTTGAATTATATCTGGCATCTTGACTCTCTGATCCAAATACTGGTGCAAAAGATCCATTCCAAAAAGATAAAGCTGGAGTACCTTCTTCGGTAATTCCTTTTTCTTCGTAGCCCTCTACTTGCACTACAAGAGCTTCTAGTGCTACTTTAGCCTCTTCTTCTGTAGAATAAGATCCAACAACTTGAGCATTGTTTTCTTTGCATACCGCCCAAAGACCTTGTGCATCTGGCACATTGTATTCAATATAGAATGGAGTCTTAGCTCCATGACCAAATTGCATCTTTTGAACATCCTTTACATTTGCGTAAAGCGCAGCAAGGTGCGCCTTCGCTTCTTTTTCTGTTTTATGGCAAGTAATAATCTTGCCTGTTGCATCTAGTACAACGGCGTATCCCGAACAACCCTTTGCTTTGTTTGAAATGTGCCAAGGCATTTATTATGCCTCTAAAAGAGCTTTCGGGTCTAAGTGACCATCCCAAGCCCAGTTTGCAGTCTTCTGAACTTCAAAGTGTAGGTGCTCGCCAGTTGTGTTTCCATCTTCTGGATGCCCTGGTCGCCCACCTGATTCACCAATATGCTGACCTTTTGTTACATGATCTCCGACCTTAACAAGAGCCTTCATTAGATGAGCATAAACTGCCCAGTACTTTTTTCCATTAATGTCTGTTTCAACAATAACTGAAGATGTACCAAAAGCTGCTCCCCAGGTACCAATTCCTACTACCTTTCCACCTGTTGCCGCAAGAACATCAGTTCCTGCAGGACAAGGAAAGTCTACTCCCTTGTGAATTCCGTGTGACCAAGCGTCACCCTTTTTGCCATATGGGGTGCCAATCTTGCCACCCTTAATTGGTAATGCCATTTGCATCACTCCTTCTATTTTATGTAGGCTTTCGCCCTATTAATTATACCATTTATTGACTATAGACACCTGACGAAAATCCAGCACAAAAATTGCTGAACATCTTAGCCCAACCATAGGCTCTTAACCAAGTAACTACACCATCCTAAGAAGGTGCCTATAGTCTAGTGGGGCATGTAGGACTTGAACCTACGGCGGGCAGATTATGAGTCTGCTGCTCTAACCAACTGAGCTAATACCCCTTTAGTACTCTATAATACTAAAGGATTGTAAAATTGTCAATGAATCTTTGCTCTCCATCATCAGGAAGATCCATTTCTAGAAATGCTCTAATATCATTTGGCATTTGATGTGATTCTGGCATTTTAATAATGTGTGCATTTTCTTTTAGAAATTCTTCTTCTTGCTCTCTATAATAAGATGTATAGTCATAAATTTTAACTTCTTGATTCATATTTCTTGGAGTATGAGCAACAGCATTATATATGGCACCACATACAGCATCTGATAAATCTTTAGAACCTTTTCTTGGGTGATCTACCTTATCTTTAATAATTCTAAGCTGTAAAAGTTCTTCAATTAGTAGTGGAATTTTTGGTCCAACTAGCCTTTCTTCAGTTACAACCAGAGCCATATCATCATAATGCTTTTTTGCTACCGACAAAATTTCAGATTTCATGCCATATGCATTCATTTGTTGCATAAGATCGTGTGAGTTCCATCGGTCAAATGTTACAAGTTTAATATTAAAGCCACGAGAACGCAAAGATAAAATATAATCTCTTACATCGGCAAAGTCTACACTTTTGTCTGTTGTAGGTGTCCACCATCTAACTGCATCTACTACAACTTTAGGAGCAGCATCTTTCATCTGTCCCGCCATTTTCATTGTAACCCAATGCTCAACATGGGCAAGTGCTACAGCACAATGATCGTGTTTTTGAGCCAAGTCCACATGAATAAAATAAGTTTTTTCACTATCTTCTTCTGGCATAAAAAAGTTTTCAAAAGTTCCAACAGAATTATCTACGCCATTTCTTTGAACAAATGCAGTTTCTATTTTTTCACGAGATTTAAAGAAAGCGTCTACTGCATCTGGTGGCATACAAGCAAAACGAGATAAAGAATCTACAGGGTCGTCATAGAATGCTTGTGCTAAATCTTCAATTTTAATTGTAGGATTAATTTCCCAAGTTGGTCGCTTAAGTGCAAAAACTTTTTGTGTATTATAGTGAGTAATATGATCTTCTTCCCACTCAATTGTAAATTCATTCTCTGGTATACCATCTGGCAGGTCAATATCTTTTTTAAACGTATGTGTACGGACAACAATTTCTTTTTCTGCAACAACATGATTGTATCTTTGTTGGATATAATCATTCTTAAATCGGGGAAATGAAAGAAGAATAATTTTTCCAACACTAGGAAAACGAGATATAACAGATTGACGATACATCTTGTAAATAGATTCTGCGGTTTTTGCTGATGTATTACCAGAAGTAGACTCAAGTTCGAAGCCTGAAATCTCATCTAGAATAACCATGATAACATTGTATCCCTCCCAAGATTCTCTTTGAGAGTGACCTGAATGAACGGTAATAGATTTTGGAAAAGTAATAGATGCAACCTTGTCATCATATTTACCAGCAAACCAGGGACAATTTTTAATTCTTTTTAAAAAACCGTTAAAGAAAACTTTCTTAGCTTGTTCAGCGTTAATAGCAATATTAATAATATCTATGGCATCATCTGTTGGTTTACCAAAGTATCTGGCTGGATCTGCAAGACATAGTAGGCGATAAACAATAAATGCACAAGCAATGGTTGATACATAGTCTTTTCCAGAACCTTTGCCTAGCTGGAATATAACTTCTGTACAAGTTTGTTTATGTCTTTTTAATCCCTCTTCTTCGCCATATAATTGAATAAGAGTTTCTAGTTTGTATACTTGGGTAGATGCTTTAATCATAGTGTATTGATGATCTGACAAAGGAGGAAGCCCCAGAAAACTTTTACTTGTAACAAACTCTTCAATATCTACGGGAGTTTCTTCAAATACATCGTCTTCTAGGGCTTCTAGGAAATCATTAAATTCCATTAATCTACCTGTACGGCTTCTACCTTGCCAGTTACTTCAGAAAGTTTACGAGCAACTTCAAACTTACAGTGGTCACATGAGGCTGTTACAGTTTTAAGAATACCCACAAGTATTTCTTGTTTGCGTTCTGTTTCTAGTAGTTGATCTGCTAATTCATTATTTTCTAGCAGTCCCGCTTTCTGCAGCATATCAATTCTTTTGCCTTCAACATCAGCAATAAGTTTTAGTGCTTGAGATTTAATACTAAGTTGATCATTTGCGTCTGCCTGTTCTACAGTTTCCCAGGCACGATTAATAATCATTGCGTAATGCTGGTCTGTTGCAGCAAGTGCTTCTTTTGCTCTTTCCCGAATTGTGCTATCGCCTTTAACAAGAGCTTTCCAAGTATCCATATGCTCAAGGACCTCTACCCTTTTAATGCCAAGCTCTCTAGCAA